GCAATAAAAACCCCTCCGAAGAGGGGTAAGAGAGAGATTGGAGCGGAACAGAGGACTTGAACCTCCATCTTTAGGTTGGACACCTAATGTAATCATTATACTAATTCCGCATAATATGGGTATATTATAACACATAACCCATACTAATGTCAAGCGTTTATTTTCTTAAATTACAACTTGCGTGTACTGCATCACAATTGTCTGGTGATGTTGGGTTACCATCTTTATATAGTAGAACGTGATCGCCATGAATATCTTCACCGAACTCAGGCATACGAGTACCGCAAATCGCACAGATACCATCTTGTTCGAAGTATGCCTGTTTTACCACATCACGTGGGAATGTTCTCTGTTCATCAAGTTGTGTAGACTCGTATGTAACCAAAGACATTTCTTTCCATAACAGATCGAATGTAACACAAGTATCTTCTTTACCATTACCACGCATACGCAACTCGTAAGGTGTCGCTCCCAACCCCTCTGTACGTAGTTCGGGTTTCTTGAGATTGATGATAGTTTGGATATAAGCGTTCATGAAATTGATTGGGTCAATCTTGTTACGTGACTTGATCATCTGGGAAACCATCACACAGTAATTGCGGAATGGTTTGTACGAGATCATCTCTTTCGCCATAGGTACACCACGCATAGATTGGTTAACAAAATTCATAACCTTGTCTATGTGACCAGTCTTGAACTCATTTTGGAAATTACGTGATTGGTTCTTGTAGAACTCATCAATAGCGCCACCTTGAACACCTTTGGTCTTGTACTGGTCACTCATTACACAATAGATGATTTCTGCAAGAGTCTTATCTACATCTAGTTTTGTGTGTTCACCTTTGTGTATGAACTTTAAGTGGACACCCCCTGCCTTAGTCTGAAACACTTTGTAAGGGTTGAATCTCGACTTCTCTTGTACGTAACGAGACATCTTAGAAGTTATCGCCTGACGTTTCTCTTGTTTGTTCAATCCTGTATGGTTGTTCAATACATGCACAAAACGATCACCTGCTTCTTCGGCAGACAGATCAATGTATACTTGTGCAGACATCTCATATGCGAGGAAGTAGTCACGCACTTCATTCGGTAAGTTGCGGTAGTGTTTACCACGTAGATCGTAATCGTAATCGTCCCCAAGATTGAAGAACTCTAGGTCTTGGTCTTCGGGCAATGCAATTTTATTATCAATGAATCGGATGATACTGGTCGCACGTTGTTGACCATCCATGATTTCTGATTTGAAGTCTAGAGGAATGTTTTCACCGAATCGGAAACAAAACTCTGGAATAATAACGTTCGTTGAAAAGAATGACTTGATGAACTGTCGTTGCCAATCATTAGAAGCACGGAAGAATCGTTGATACTCTTTAGGAGAGAAGTTCATACGATCTTTCTGTAGTGCTAAATCTTTAATTGAAAAGTCAATACGGTTGTTGAGTTTTTTTACAGATGAATCTCCATTCATCATCTTTTGTAATATCATAATGTATACCTTTAATTAATGTCTGCTCGCTTGATTGCGACTTGACAAACTATATTATAACAGATCTAACGGATAATGTCAATATCTGTTTTCGTATTCCAAGTCTCTAGAACTGTACGGATTCCGTTTTGTTCCTTCAACTTGTTATATCGTTTGGTTGCTTGACGCTTCCACCAATCGATTTGGTTATCAAGATAGAAACGATCATAGTTTTCTTTCTTGACTAATGTGTCGGTTTCCATATTCAGATATGGGACTACGTTCTCGTACCCAAAGTGAGAATAGAAACTGCGTTTTTGTTGCGTGAGACCTAATGCATGTTCTAGTGTTTGACAGAACTCATCGTAACCCTCTTCACCTCTAAGAGATGACTTGATGATACTCACCATCTTGGTTTGTGCTTTTAGTTTACGTGATGAGGCATCTACAGGCACGAGTGGTTCACCCATCTTATCCTCGAACCATGTGTTTAGGTTTCTGAAAATACCATCGTTGATTAGTGGCAAAAACTTAGAGTCTGTCAACCCACTAAAACGAAGCATAGGTTTCATACCATCATACTGAGACAATGCTTTGGTAGAACCATACAGACTGGTTGTCTCGAACATGCAGATGTTTGCATCGTACTTCTTGTTGAGTTCTTCACGTATCTCATGAGAACAACAGATTGCTGCGAGTAACTTACCACCGAGGTAGTTGAACCCAAATGGTTGAGCAGGAACAATTGCGAAACCCATTATCACAGAATCATTAAATCGTTTCATGACTTCTGGACTCATTGTGTCAAGTGGTTTACCAAGGAGTTCATTACGTGGTCTGCTATTAATAGTAGGAGAACCGAATCGAATCATACCTACGATTTTACCAGTGTTGGTTTCACGTACAATTTTATTTAACTGTTTGCCTGGAATTGACTTCTCTACTGGTGCAGAAGTCGTTATCTCTAGGTACTGATGAAACGCATCCATTGGCATAGAATCAACTGTAAAGTTCATTTCGGATGGGTGCATGTCGAAGTCTGTGAAGAAGTCTTCTTCGGGGCCCATGCCAGGCAAGGTGTACGCCATATCGGCAATACGTTCTAGTTTGATTCCTCTATTGTATTCTGCGATGTCTTCGATCTTTCCGAAGTAATCGTTAAATACACTTGCTGCGTATCGAGCATCTTCTGGTGTTAGTTTCATTTACTTTCCTCATAATATGTTGTACATTATACAGTATATAGCAAAGTTTGTCAACCCTTAATTTAGGGTTTATAACGAGTATAAATAGAAGGGTACAGGAGAACTATTATATGGCAACATTAACCGACAATAAAAATTACTTGCAACCTACTGGATTCCGTGTTATAATAAGTAGGAAAAACTACCCGAACCTTGAGTATTTCGCACAAGGTGTAACACATCCTGGCAGTACAGTTTCTCCATTAGAACTGGGTACACCAAGAATCACGTCCCTACCTTTGGCGGGTGACAAGATTACCTACGGTAGTTTATCACTAGATATTATACTAGACGAAGATATGAAGTCGTACAAAGAAATGCAAGGTTGGTTGGAGTCAACGATTAATCTCAACGGCACATCACGGACAGATAATAGTTTCGATACACACCAAGACATTACTGTAAGTATCCTGTCTAGTCACAACAACTCTAACGTACAGATCAGATATAAGGATTGCATACCGACTAACATTAGTTCAATTGCTCTGACCGCCAACACAACAACTGTACAATACTTAACCTTTAACGTGGAATTTAGATTCTCTGACTTTATACTGAATTAATATGCAATTTGTTGAACTGAAGAACCCTCGTGTTCTTAATTTATTAGAAAAATTTCGTTATCTCTACACTGAGAAATATGATGTACCTAAGACTAACGAACCTCTTGCACCAGAAATGTGGGCAGTAGGACAAGGTGAAAAGTATACATCCGAAGAATACTTACGAGAAGTTCTATACCTAAAAGAAAGACATGAAGGGTATCCAGAATATGCTGCTCTGTATCCAGTGAAACCAGATCACCACCGATCAGGATCACTAGAAGGTGATAGTGAGTATAGAGATGTGTTCAACAAGTTAAATAATAAATTGAGATTAGAGTTAGGAGTAGATGCCTCAGCGCTAACTGCATTATACCCACCCGAAGGATTTATAGACTGGCACAATAACGCTAATGCTTCATCTTTCAATGTGATATTTACTTGGAGTGAAAAGGGCGATGGTTTTTTTAAGTGGTACGATATCGAAAATGATAAAATAATTACAATGAAGGATAAGAAGGGGTGGAGTTGTAAAGTTGGTTATTTCGCTGGTTATGACGATCGTTTAGGAAGACCGTTGAGATATCATTGTGCCTATACACGATGTTGGCGTATGACTTTAGGATTTATGTTAGGTAGAGATGAAGATTATTGGGAAGATCTGATTGACTATATACAATGTGAGGATTAAATTATGAAACTAGATTTAGAAATGATACTGAGTGAGTGGAAGACAGACTGTCAAATCCCAACACATCAACTAGACGAAACGTCTCGTAACACACCGATGTTACATGCAAAATATTTGCAGTACATATCCACAGCCAAGTTGTCACTCAAACGTGCAGAACATGTACAGAAGATTTTGTTGAAAGACAAATGGTTGTACTACAATGGCAAGATGGACGAGAACACTCTTAAATCTAAAGGGTGGGAACCAGATCCGTTCGGGGGTCTAAAAATCCTCAAGGGCGAAATGGATCATTACTACGACTCTGACCCAGAGATTCAACGTAGTGAAGAGAAGATTGCGTACCTAAAGACCGTAATTGAGACACTTAATGAAATAGTAAATAACCTTAACTGGAGACACCAAACGATCGGTAACATGATCAGATGGAAACAATTCGAGGCAGGATCATAATGAAATATGTTGTAATAGGAACACCTGTCTGTGGGTATTGTACACAGGCGAAAGCAGTACTAGAAAGAAAAGAATTGGACTACGAGTATCGTTGTCTGACCGAAGTCGCACCCGAAGAACAGGATCGACTACAGGGTATTGCTGAAAAAGAATTTCGTACCGTGCCACAGATCTTTGTAGTAGAAGATGAGAAGTGGTGTTACGTAGGTGGTTACACTGAGTTGAATAAGTTACTGAATGGATAATCAGATTCGCATAGGATTGCAGAACCATTCACTATTGATGGTGGATTGTAATGCACATCAGAGTCAGGAACTACGAGACTACTTCTCGTTCTTTGTTCCTGGCTATCGTTTCATGCCTGCGTTTAAAGCAAGGCGATGGGACGGTAAGATAAAGTTATACAACATGGTGACCAAGACGTTACCTGTGGGACTATACAAACATCTGAAGAAATTCTGTGCGGACAGGTTCTACCCATTACAGTTAATGGACAACGACCAGTACGGTCACCCCGAAGTCAAGAATAAAGTTGACCACCCATCTTTGATGAAAGAACTCAAGGACTACGATGCGCCATTCGAACCACGTGGATATCAGTACGATGCGATCGTTCACGGTATAGAACAGAAGAGGGCGTTACTGTTATCCCCAACAGGGTCAGGTAAGTCTTTCATCATCTATAATCTGATGCGATGGGTTCAGGAACGAACCGAGGGTAAGACACTTATTATTGTTCCTACAACAAGTCTAGTGGAACAGATGTACAAAGACTTTGAAGACTATGGTTATGATGTACAGAATAATGTACACCGTATCTACTCTGGTAAGGAGAAGGTAACGGATAAAAGAATCATCGTCTCTACATGGCAGTCTATCTACAGATTTGGAGCAGAATGGTTCGAACAGTTTGACAGTGTGTTTGGTGACGAGGTACATCTATTTAAGGCGAAGTCACTTGCGACCATGATGGACAAGTGTGTGAATGCCTCTTATAGATGGGGTACGACTGGTACACTAGACGGTACAGAGACAAACAAATTAGTATTAGAAGGTTTATTCGGCCCCACATTCACGGTGACGACTACAGTGAAGTTGATGGAACAGGACACACTGGCGGATTTGGATATCTCGGTATTGTTACTGCGATACCATAACGACATCTGCGAGATGATGAAGGACAAATCTTATCAGGAAGAGATTGACTACATAGTTACTAACCCCGACAGATTACGGTTCGTCACGAATCTTGCCACATCTCAGGAGGGGAATACATTAGTCTTGTTCCAGTTTGTGGAGAAACACGGTAAGTTACTCTATGACCAAGTGAAAGAAGTGGCAGGCGATGATCGGAAGGTGTTCTATGTGTCAGGTGAAGTAGATGCCACCGACCGTGAACAAATCAGAGGAATAGTAGAGGGACAGAAGAATGCAATTATTGTCGCAAGTCTTGGAACTTTTAGCACTGGTATTAATATTCGGAACTTGCATAATATCAT